TGATGTTCCTGATGAATGACAACAAGGTGTGACAATATGTCGCACTTGACTTTCACAAAGGACTCCTCTATAATGGTCAGATTATGGAGGTTCTATGGCACTCTTACCTGTCTATTACACCACGACCAACTATCGCAAACGCAAGCAACGGAAACATGACCGTTCCGAGCATGATGCATGGCTGATCAAGATGGGCGTATCGCCAAAACAAATCAAAGCAAAGAAGACCAAAGACACTAAATGGCGTTCCGACTATTCTGCTTCACTACAGGTAGAACGATCAACAAAAGAACATGAGCGTTCCTTACGTGAAGTTTGTAACGGTGGTCCTAATGCTACAGCCAATCGTTCCGTTATGGCTAACATACACAAAGAGTCCGAAGAAACTCGCAATGAAATTCTAGCGAAGGCTAAACGTGTTATGCCGTTGTATAACAAAGGTGGGCTTCAGGTATTGTCCGAGTCCGATGATCTCAAAGCACTCAATAAGGTGGCAAGATGAATAAGTTTACACTTGAAATCGACTATGACATTATGGATGAAATCACAAGACAAAATCTAAAGTCTGCTTATCATCATGCGGAAGATGATGAAATGCGTGATGCTATTGACCTTGTGTTATCATATTTCTCCAACCATGATGATTACCAGAAATGGGTTGATGAGAAATTGAACCATACTAAATAATACTATGCTCAAAAGATGGTATGAAACTAGACCGTTTACCTTTGGTGCGGTCTTCATTTTTCTTTATATGACTATACCTATACTAGATCAAATTTTTATGTATCCGAAGATGAAGCCAGTTTGTAATGGGGAAATCACGGATCAGCAAATTAGAGCATGTACCGATTGGATCCGCAAGAAGGAGACAAGTCATGTTCGAGATGTTAAACGAAGACCTGGAAGATTGTTTAGAGATACTCCGTCAAATCAGTACCTGCGAGAGCAGGAACGAGCAATTGATGATTTTGGCGGAACAGAGAATAGATGAAGACGACATCAAAAAAACTATTGAACTTTGTGAGATGATGGTGTATTATCATAATAGGACTAAGCATGGATGAGATACCTGGTGTACCGATATGGGTACCATTAAACAAAACCGCTGAACAACTAGATCGTGAATTTACATTGGAGATGGCTGAACATGTCTGGCAAAAAGTCAAAGGTTATCCAATTCCCGAATGCTACTCGGTCGAAGATCGTTTGTCAATATTCGAGCGGTACTACCACCGAGCCAGCGCCCAGTCGCAAGGTGAGTGATAGCCTAGAATTGAAACTATTAGGTGCGGTTATTGGAGGCTCATTGATGTTAGGTATCATGTACCTTTCAGCATTAACAATTTATGGAGTATAGTATGAAAGAATTAGTCTTTGCTGTTATCAGCATTTGCTTACAGTCAGGTGAGTGTGAAACACACCAGATGAAAGTTGAACCTCGTGTTTGCCATCTTAAATCTGTTCAAGCGCAAGTACCAATGGGCGGCGAGTGGAAAGATGCCGTCGTAAAGTTTAAATGTTAAGGGAGATAGAAATGCTCGTAGAAGATAAGGTTAGCCATTCCGCCGTTTCAGAGGCATATTGCCTTCTGTCATCATACATTCGTGAAGAAGGTAAGCTGGGAGCCAATTACGACAAAGAAAAGATTTTAGAGTTTTGTAAGTTTGTTGCGGAAATTTTGAAGCACCCAGAAAACTTTGTGAATGAGGTAGAGCGTGATAACACAGCAGGCGTTGATAGCAACTAGTATTTGGTTAGTTGCAATTGTAATCGTATATGGGCATTCAGGTTTCGATAAGATACGTGATTGTTATGGCATGTGGTTTACTAAAGAATACTGGACAAACTACAATATTGTCGAAGCCCTATCATGGGCAGCAAAAGCAATCATCATCATTCCAGGTTTGATTTGGGGTTATCAAATCTGGTGGTTATACTTCCTAACCCTAGCAACGTCACTCTCACTAATCTGGGCCAGCAATAAGAAGTTGTTGCCAACACTAGTTGGTTTCAATACCATCTGGGCTTGGATTAGTTTGATGGTGATATCACAACACATTTTCTAACATAAAGGTGAACATAATGAATAAGGTATTTCTAGCAGCCGCCCTAGTTCTAGGTCTAACTGTTTCCGCTTCCGCTCTAACAACCCTAGATGAAACTCACAACGGAAAGACCGTTGCTGTTCCAGGCGCTACTAAGAGCAATGGTGTTTATGCACCAGCAGCACAATACACTCCACATGGTCTAGTTGTTACTGCACCTCCAGGCGCTGACGTTGACGTTGACAACGATGGTTCTGATATCTCTATTGATATCACTCCAAAGGGCAAGCGTGGTCTACTAGGTCTAGGTGTTCTAGGTCTATGATCCGCTACTTTGCTATGATTGCTGTGGTGCTTTTTAGCACCTCGGCTTTCGCCCACAATCATGTTCCTTATGGAACATACTATAATCCTGTGCAAGATCCACCATTCGCTGGTGACTGGTCTGTTCCGGTTCATCGTGGTATGTATTGTGTTGGTGGAACCTGGCACTATGGTTGGCTTCGTCCATGGGAACGTTCTCCTGTGATCAAGCCATCATGTGGTACGGCAATCTATCAGATTAACTAATGACCATTTCGTTTAACGAGATAAAAAGTCTCTTTAACGAAGATGAATGGGATGTAGGGTATCTTTCTGCGGAAGCACTAAGAAGATGTGCCCTACATCCTATTAAACTAATCAACCTTTACATACCAGAAAACTTCACCAACAACATATACTTTAAAGAAACCGAAGCTATAGTCCTGATACGATCAGGTCATACTTGGGATTATACCTTGTATGGTGAGTCTACAGATATTCTTAGCAAAACGAATTACAAGTTTCACCAGATACACACCAACTATAAAGAAGCTGCCATATTGGCAGGTCTTGGCGTTCGTGCTAGAAACTCTCTGATCTATTCTTACAAGTTTGGTTTTGATCATCATATTGCCGCTTTCAGGTTTGATGAGAAGATCACCGAGATACCAACCCATACTAGAGTAAACTACAAACTATGGAACAGATGTGTTGGTTGTGATGATTGTATCAAGGCTTGTCCTGTCAATGCTATTCATGCTGATGGTGAACCATTGTCATGGTGGTTGGATTCAGGTAAGTGTAATGACTTTCTAACATATGGTAATGATAAGAGCATTCCATCAGTAAAACAGTTCTGGCATAAAAATCTGTATCCAGAAATACCTGATGAGAAGATAGAGGAACTAACATCGTCATCTGATCCTATTGAAGGTACTATAACGGCGACAGATAGATATAAAAGAGGTCTACAGCCGTGGGAAAGAAACCTGCCATGGAACAAGAATGGTTATAGTTTCGATGGTCAAGTGGTCAGAAAAGATGGTCAAGCGGTTGATGTTCCCATATGTCGTGAATGTACCTCACAACCTAGATGCTCAAAGTGGAATGGAAAGTTCCCTTATAACAAGGAACAAACATGATTGTCATCGATAACCTGTTTACGAAGAATGAACAAGACTTGATTGAAACCTCGGCGCTCCGAACACCGTGGTTCTATCAAGACAATACGTGTGACTTCTCTTACATACCAAACTATCCTAATCATATAAATGGTACGAGAGAAACGCCGTTCTTTGTGAATATGTTGTTTGATGAGTTTAAACCACAGTCAGAGTATTTCAAATACTTTGCACCAATCGTAGGTGCATTGGAGAGACACACCAAACGAACTTTCATGAAAAGGCTGTTTCGTATGAAGGCTAACATGTATATGAGACAGCCTGACTATCCAGACGGTCATTTCCATACACCACATGTGGACGTGTATGATGAAAAGACAGATACGATTGGTGAAGGAGAAATTTTTCTATACTATGTTGACAAGTCTGATGGACCTACATATATGTTCAATGAGAGGTTTCCATCAGAAACGGTGACCAAACGTGCTACGGTGTCACCGGAGAAGGGAAAGGGTGTTCTATTTGATCTACAGACACTTCACGCCAGTTCTCCACCTAGAATACATGAGAGACGGATTACTTTAAACTTTGTATTCACTAAATAGTATTGTCCAATTCCGGACGATATTATGGAGCTTCTTATGAACCTCGCAAACCTAACTGCTAACTGGAAGACCACAGTGATGGCTTTGATTCCATTGCTTGCTTATGGTCTAAAGTTCGCTGGTGTATGGCCAGAGTCAATGCCACTTCCTCCATTGGATGAAGTATGGCCATTTCTTCTAGGTCTAGTTGGTGTTGGTGTTGCCGCTAAGGACAACAATGTCACCAACGCTTCACATCCAACGGATCCAACCAAACTCTAACGCTCAATACGGGCTTTAGAATCCGTTAGATACTTACGAATGGCATCGATGGAGGCCTTACAACGAGTGTTATTCTTATAGAGTTCAACAATCGTTTTGGCCACCTCGGTGTCATTTAGTGTCTTATAGTTTGGCCACTTTGTCTTGATAGGACAATCATACATTTGCTCTGGTGGTGTTATGACTTCCACTTTTGTTGTAATTGCGGTAGACTGGCAACCAGCCAAGAATAGGCATACGATTAGTAGTCTTTTCATTGTGATAGTTCCTTGAAGGTTCTCTTTAAGACTTCCGATGATTGTTTCTGATCCTTGGGTTGGGTGTCAAGATATACATCAAGGCTCTTAAACTTCTCATTCATCTCAATAGTCTTGTTTTTGAGGTCAGCCACAATCTCGGTGCTTTCTTTCAACATAGCAGCGGTATCTTCCATTGCTTTTCTTTGTTGCTCGAAGGCTTTTTCTATTTGCTGTGACTTGTATTCGAACAAGGCTTTTGTTTCAATGGAAGACTTCCATATATAAATGCCGCCGCCTACCATGACGGAAAAAATGAGTCCTAAAACAAGATTGATTGTCCAACTATTAATAGGCATCTTGACACCTCCGAGGCTTCTGCTATAATATATAGTATTAGGAGAGGAAGCAATGATCTTATGTTCCTGTAACGCCCTATCTTCCAATACTGTTAAACAAATCCTTGAGCATCATGAAGGTGATGTTCCGTCCGTGCAAGAGATTATGGAAAAGCACGGTTGTTCCGTAGTCTGCGCTTCCTGCGCTTATAACATCAAAATTGAAATAAGGAAACATTATGAAAGTCTACATCGGTCCGTATAAAGAATGGTGGGGTCCCTACCAGATCGCAAATCTCATTCCATTCGCAAGTGAAGAAACCAGAGACAAGATTGGTGATTGGCTTGCCAAGACTTGGGTGAGTGATCTTTGTGAACGGATTCATAAAATCCGTGGTGAACGTGATATCAAGGTGCGTATCGACAAGTATGATACTTGGTCAATGGATCACACTCTCGCCTATATCATCCTTCCAATGCTCAAGCAACTACAAGAAACCAAGCACGGTTCTCAATTGGTTGATGACGAAGATTTGCCTCCATATATGCGATATGGCAATCCTGATGGTTATGATAACTGGGTTCATTACAGATGGGAATGGGTTCTCAATGAAATGATCTTTGCCTTTGAAAGCAAACTTGATGATTCCTGGGAAGATCAGTTCCGCCATGGTGAAACAGATTATGAGTGGACTCTTGTTTCAGGCAGTGAAGATGATGAAAACGCCATGTATCAAGTAAATCAAACCAATCCAGACTATTGGGTTGACTTTGATGGCATGAAGTTGTATAATGACAGAATACAAAACGGCTTCCGACTATTCGGAAAGTATTATCAGGGTCTATGGGACTAAGGAGATTGCGTATGATTTTTAATGGTAAGAAAGTTGATGTCCTCGCTGAGGAGTTTAAGCAGCGTGCCTTTGATGGCAAGTGGGAGAGAATTGTCAAGATTATGGATCTTGATAACACATACACCTTTATAGGTGAAAATGGGAGCCGAATGAGCCACATTCCTACGAAGTGGGTCACGGTCGGCGTTTATGACTATCTAATGGAGATTGTAAACTAATGGCAACAAATGTAACACTTATCAAGTTCCTCGGTGGTGAGGAAGTTATCGCTGAGGTTCTATCAGAAACCGATAGCACACTTACAGTTAAGAATCCTGTCCGTATCGTTGTTATTCCGGACCGTATGGATGCCAAGACACCACAGGTTGGTCTTGCTCCATATCTACAGTTTAGTGAAACGAAAGAACTTACATTCAATCGTAACCTGGTTGTAACAACAGCAGTACCACTAACAGACTTTCTAAATCAGTATAACAGTCTGTTCGGTGGAATCCAGTTACCTTCAAGCAAGATTATCACACCTTAATGAATAACTTTTATACTAATGTTGAGGTATGGGGTGGCAAGATCCTGTACCGTGGTGTCCAGAATGGCCGTCGGGTTAGTCAAAGAATTGATTATAACCCGACGCTATTCGTGCTTTCCGACAAGCCAACAAAATACAAGACCATTCACGGACAGTATGTTGGGCCTGTTAAGCAAGGTTCAATCCGTGAGGCTCGTGACTTTATCAAGCAATATGATGGAGTTGCAAGTTTCAAGATTTATGGCAACAATCGTTATCAGTATTGTTTCATTGCTGACGAGTTCCCTGGCCAGATTGATTGGAACATCAACGACATTAACGTTGCTAACATCGATATTGAAACGGGTTCTGACAATGGCTTTCCTGAACCTGACGATGCCAATGAACCTCTAATAGCTATCACAGTTCATATGAATAACATGTTCACTACATTCGGTTGTGGTGACTATGATAACACTCGTGACGATGTGATCTATTACAAATGTTCGGATGAGTTTGACCTTGTCCGCAAGTTTGTTGGCTGGTGGCAATCTAACACACCTGACGTTGTGACTGGCTGGAATATTGAAGCGTTCGATATCCCTTACATGGTCAACCGTATCATCAAGCTATTTGGTGATAGTGAAGCTAAGAAGCTATCACCTTGGAATGTTATATCTCCACGACTCGTTGACGTTGGTATGAAGAAGGTGAATACTTATGGTATTCTTGGTGTGCCTCTACTTGATTTCATGAAGCTATACCGCTGGTATGCTCCTGATGGCAAGTCACAAGAATCCTATAAGTTGGATAATATTGGTCATGTTGAATTGGGTGAACGCAAGTTATCATATGACGAGTATGGCTCTCTCCATAACCTGTATAAAGAAAACTATCAAATGTTCATTGACTATAACATCAAAGACGTTGATATCGTTCGCAGGTTGGAAGAAAAGCATAAGCTAATTGAATTGGCTCTTACTCTCTCATATGATAACAAGTGTAACTATGAAGATGTGTTTACACAAGTTCGCATGTGGGATGTTATCTGTTACAATCACCTCAAGGCAAAGAACATTGTAGTTCCACCTATTGAAAGGCATGAGAAAGATGCTGCATACGTTGGTGCTTATGTTAAAGACCCTATTGTGGGTTTTCACAATTGGGTGGCTTCTTTCGATGTTAATAGCGAGTATCCGTCTGTTATTATGGGAAGCAACATTTCTCCCGAAACGATTGTTGAGGCTGACGATTATACTGATGATATGCGTCGTCTTATCTCCGATGGGGTATCCGTTGATAAACTTCTTTGTAAGGGCATCGACACATCTTGCCTTAACGCTGACAATGTTTGCCTGACAGCTAACGGTCAGTTCTATCGCCGTGACAAGCAAGGCTTTATGCCTGAAATGATTGAGAAGATGTTTGCTGACCGCAAAATCTATAAGAAGGCTATGTTAGATGCTGAAACAAAATACGAGGTTGAGACTGACCCGCAAAAGAAAGCACAACTCAAAAAAGAGATTGCTAAGTTCAAGAACCTGCAACTCTCTAAAAAAGTTTCGCTCAATTCGCTATACGGTGCGTTGGGGTCTCAATACTTTAGGTTCTTCGATCTACGGAATGCCATCGCCGTCACGACCACTGGTCAGCTTTCGATCCGCTGGATTGAAAACTCAATCAACTCATACCTAAGAAAGGTATTAAAGACAAATGAAGATTTCGTTATTGCAGTCGATACTGACTCCGTGTATCTTAACCTTGCAGAAGTGGTACATAAGACGCTGCCTGGTGATGTTAAAGATCCTGCGAAAGCCATCCATTTCCTGGACAGAGTATGTGAAAGTAAACTGCAACCTGTTATTGATCAGGCTTGCGGAGAACTTGGCGAATACACTAACGTCTTTCAACAAAAGATTGTCATGAAGCGTGAAGTCTTGGCAGACAAAGCAATCTGGACTGCCAAGAAGCGATACATTCTAAATGTC